CGCAGGCCAGAGCACGTAACCTTTTTAGGAGTTGTTATGGTCACGAAAACAGGCTTGTGTCACCGACGCCTAACCTTCCGCGTTATCTTCGGCTGGTCCCCCTTAACGGGGGGAACCTATGTCGAGGAGAGTCGCGGTCGTAGGATCCCGCGCGTCGTCCGTTACTTAGCAGAGATAGCAATTAAGCTTGGCTCTGCGAGAACGGGTGACTGTTGGGTCTACAATAAGGTCGGTGATCATATCTGGATATCGGGTAAGTTTCGCGCTGTCGACGAGCTCTTGTCCCAAAGGGTCAAGGTCTCGCCGTAGCGTCTGACTCTCGATCTCCCGGGCTTGCTCCCTATGAGCTATCCCGATTACAGCAACGAGGCTGTGATGAATCAGCAGTATGGACCTCGGCGTAAGCCGAGGGTTACCCGCGTAGGTTGGTATAGGACTCTTTTCCGGAGCTACCTATATCGGCCCCCAGTCTGGGTCTATCTTGCTGAACTCGCTGTAGCCGCCGCGATGATTACTTTAATCATCGTCGACGACCATGAGGGCATGTTCAATGTCCTCACCCAGGTTCTCTGGGGCGTGAAACAATGACTACCGGTAGTCAAAACTTTGACGACCGTGTCGCCGCCACTGGCGGTGGTTGGTGGGGTACGCTCCTTTCCAGTACTTGGAGTGGAGCGGACAGACCGAAGTCGACAAAATCTCCCCATAATACGTATGAGACGTATAGGGAGTATACCGATCGCTTTGGCATCCGCCAAAGAAAGGTATTTACCTTTCGTATCCCGAGGGTCGCGATAAGCGAGCCCTTGAATCGTGTACCCAAACGGGTTTACGACGAAGAGCATGATTACACTAAAGTGTATCAGCGCCGCTTCGAGGACCGTGTAGCTTACAGTGTCCCCAGCAACTTTCCGTTCTGGAGCGACATGACGCAGCACGGAGCCACTACATGGCTTGCGACGGGCCTCCTTGATGCTAACGATCAGATAAAACTGGTCGGTAAGTTAAAGGACAAACTCGACGGGTCAGACTTCAACCTTGGAGTCTTTCTTGGCGAACTAGGGCCGACACTCGATCTTATCGGTGATACGGCTGGCCGGCTTGGTAAAGCCTATGGTTTCGCGCGCAATGGCCAGTTTGGCAGAGCCGCGGACCAGATCTTCTCTGGGACTTCTAGGTCACCTAAGAAGACGCATCCTAACTTTTCTCAGAAATACTGGGGAAAAGGTAAGGATGTGAAAGAGGCATTGGCATCCAACTGGCTCGAACTCCAGTATGGGTGGCTTCCGCTTTTGAAAGACACGGAAGCGGCCGCGCAGATGTTAGCGCACCACCTCAATGTCCCGATGCGTAAGTCTTATCGACAAAAAGTGCATCGAGAGGTCAATCTCACCAGGGTTACCCAGGTGGGATTCAACGCCAACCAAACAGCCACTGGGAAGTCCACAAGGACTCACACCCGATGGTTGATCGCGCGTATTGAGGAGAAGGGTTCTATACCCCAGCTTCTCGGCCTCGCTAACCCAGAATTGGTTCTCTGGGAGTTGCTCCCATACTCTTTTGTTGCCGACTGGTTTATTCCTATCGGTAACTGGATGGAAGCGCGAGCTCTTGTGCAACGTCTCAAGGGCACTTTCATCACCTGTGACAAACAGGTGGGAGTGGCTTACACGCCTCAAAGCAGTTTCTTCGCGTTTAAACCGCGGGGCAACTACTATAGCGTGAACTTCACTCGGACGGTTTCAACAACCGTCAAGGTCCCGATGCCGACCTTTAAGCCGCTTGGCAAAGTTGCCTCTTGGCAACACTGCGCTAACGCGGTCGGGCTTTTGATCTCTGGGTTTGCTGGTCGAAAAGATTAGCGTTTCCCAGATCTGGGCAATTTCGCCCTGACGAGCTCTCCAGTTGGAGGCTCAAAGAAAGGTTCAGAGCACATGAGTGCCCAAGCCAATATCACCGTTTTTGACGGTGCTGCAACTCCGGTCTCGCACACTTTGGTGGGCGAGGGGATTGAACGTCTCGAAGACGGGACGCTCGTTGCGCGATGGAAGGAATCCCTCGCGGGAGTTCCGGACTACGCGCAGATCCGTGCCACCATGACCAAGCGCAAGCTAAAGTCGGGTGTCTTCCGGGTGACCACTCGGGTTGAGGTTCCGGTGATGGAGTCCATCAGCGGCCAAAACTCGGCGGGTTACACAGCCCCTCCCAAGGTCGCCTATGTTGACACCACCGAAGCTGTGGGTTTTTACCACGAGCGGAGTGTCGTCACGTCTCGTCGGCTTTGCCGACAGATCATGGTGAACTTGATGGGGAACATCTCGACGTCGGTAGCCCCGCAAACCACGGGCCCGTCGTGCGAGTTGTTTGACCAGCTGATCCAGGTGACGTAAGTCGCCCGACCCCTTTTTTTGGAGTTCTGGAAACAGGGATTGCAACCGGTAGTGATACCGGGCTGGTCCTCCGATCTACTCTTATGGAGTGTATATGCGAAAACTTTCGCATTGGTTGGAAGTGTATCACCCGAGCGAGTCTATTGACCTGCTTCGGACCCTTGCACTAGAGCATGCGGAGAGGGGCGGAACTAAAGCCGCTCCCATCGTTGACGCCATCAAGCGAAACGATGTTTCTTCACTTGCCCTGTACGAGCTAGACCCGTCCTCTGAAGACTGGACGCCTAGCACGCTTTACCATAGCCGACAGGCCGTGGCATTCTTCTCTAAGTTAGAGCCCCTTGATATAGGGGTTGACAAGGAGAAGGTGGCGTACGATAAGTTCGTACTTTCCGAGAAGACCTGTAAGCTTCAAAACGAAGCCTTCAGAGCTTGTGCCCGCGGAGAATTTCTTTTCCTCCGTGGCGTTGACGCCGCTTTATTGCGTGCGCAGCGGAAAATCGCGCAGGTTCTTGGCCCGTTTCCTAGCTTTCAACAGCTAGGATACAGGTTTGGGAAGGGTGCAACGACCTTGACACCGAAGCGAAAAGCTTCCCTCCGAGAGAAATTCTCGGCGGGGGTGTCTTGTAGCGAAGAGTGCCTCCCGATCGCGAAAGCGATACTGGAGGAGCTCCCACTCTTGTCTGAAGCTATCTGCTCCTATGAGAAGATAGACGAAGACGGCGATGAGTGGTTCGGGATCAACCTTCATCTGCATGACGGTCGACTCGAATTCGTCCCGAAGAACGCAAAAACCTACCGATCGGTGATCGTAGAGCCGGTTTTAAACGGCCTTTACCAGCTCGCGCTGGGAGATCACATGACACGGAGGCTTGCCGCGTTCGGGGTGGACCTGAGAGACCAGACGAGGAATCAAGACCTCGCTCTCAGTGGTTCCTTGACGGGGGATTTAGCAACCCTCGACCTTTCAGCCGCGTCAGACTCGGTAAGCACCGAGCTGGTGTTTTCCCTTCTCCCTCTGGATTGGGCTATAGGCCTCGCAAGAGGTCGTACCGGCCACGTGTTGTATCGTGGAAACCGATTAGCCTTGGAGAAGTTTTCGAGCATGGGTAACGGATTTACCTTTCCGTTGCAGAGCCTTATCTTCTGGGCTCTAGCTCGTGCTATCTGTGATAACGATGAGACAGTCTCCGTTTACGGTGACGATATCATCCTTCCCTCTGCGCGGTCAGCGGAGTTCATCCGTCTGCTTACGTGCACCGGGTTCACGGTTAACGAAGAGAAATCATACACAGAAGGCCCATTTCGGGAGTCCTGTGGTCGCGACTTTTATCGGGGCATAGATGTCCGCCCCTACTTCCAAAAGGAGTGGGTGTCGCCGCGGACCCTGTTCACGCTTCACAATTACTACGTGAGGCGCGGCCTGTGCGATTTTGCTGAGAGGGTCCTAAGTTGGATTCACCCAGCACTTCGCCTGTACGGCCCTGACGGCTACGGTGATGGTCACCTCCTCGGTTCTTGGAACCGAGAAAGGAAACCTTCGCACGTCCGAAAGGGTTGGGCAGGATACACGTTTACCACATTCTCCCTAAAGGGGCGAAAGGACATCCGTCCTCAGCTCCCAGGGGATTATGTGTTTCCTTCGTACTCGATCTATCAGCGATCAGCTGTAAATCTTGTACCCTCCAATGCGGGACCGCAAGGTCTTCCAGGAGGTCTGATGGCATGGTCGAAAGGCCATGGTGTCGTGGAGGAGTCCCTTCCGTTGCCTGATCAAAAAATTGGCGACGGAACCTTTGTTAAGGCGGCTTCGCTGCCCGGTACAGAGGACCGGTACAAACGTGTAGCTATCTACACATTCGGGGATTAAACCCCAAACCTACTTTGTAGGTGCGAAAGCTGGAGGCC